ATCTATTTCTATATCAAATCCAGTGAGTTCGTCTATACAATCCTCATCAATGATCAATGCTTCACCCTCACCAAGAATCATATTATTAATAAAATCAGTGTCACCTTTTAAAGGTTTTGCTTCTTTCCTGGCAAAAAATAAAGGACGCCACTTAGGTTTATTATCCGAATCATAAAATATCGGTTTTACTTTCTTTTCTTTTGACAATTTACGTAAGATCCCTTCACACATACTCTTTAAATTGTTAAATGATCTTGTATTAATAGACATAGAAGACAACAGGACATCATTAGAAATTATTTTCCAAAATTTATATTCATTATCAATCTTACTTCTTAATAAACCTCTGGCTAAGTGAATGGATCCAAAATTGATGTCATCTCTTTCTATCAAGATTTTCATAGTAACCCACCAGGATTGCTTGTCACCCAAATATTGAGATTTATTATCTGTGCTTGGGTAATTTAACATACAATCGTTAATAGCTTTGATCATTAAATCCAAAATGTTTATTAATATACCACTAGGCAATCCAGTCAGCATACCTGCTAACATCTCTTTGAAAATATGTTTGTGCAAAACAATAGCTGTGCCAAGAGCCTCTAATCCCAATTTCTCTTTAATAGTATTTAAATTTCTTTGATCTTTAATATTTAAAGGTTGATCTGATAAACACTTCTCGAATGAAAATTTCTCAAAAGGTGTTAATCTTGCCAAATTAACTTTTTCAAACATATCCAATACTGGAACTCCACCAATAGTATCATATTCCAAGACGCCTTTATCTATGAAAGCATGATTGTAAGAACTTCTATAGCGTGTAAATTTCTTTTCATCAGATAAAGCTAATGCTCTGGTAAATGAACAAGAACTTCCTAATACCCCAGTATATACATATTTCTCTACATTAGTGCTAAAGTGACCTTCATCATGTAACAAAACTTTATACAGTTTGCTATCATCAAACATGGTCAATAAATCCTTTTCTGAAATCATTAAATCTGTTTTGTATATTAGATTCTTTAAACTTCCTAAATTATGTTCTTCATAGAAACTTTGATTAATATCATAAACTGTATTGATTTTGAAATCTACAATTCTATCTTGAA